GGTCTACTCTTGTTACAAAGTGGTTTAGGAAACCAGAAATTATTATGATGGGTACAACTTTCTTCTGAAACTATTCATGCTGAAGCATACTCACTTCTAAACGAACAACTTGGATTAGATAATTTTGCTGAATTCTTAGAGGATGAAACTACAATGGCTAAAATAGAAGCCTTAATGGATGTGAGAGATAATCATGATGGAACAGCGAACTGGCATGATAGAGCTAAGTCATTAGCGATTTTTTCCGCGTTTACAGAAGGTGTGAACCTGTTTAGCTCTTTTGCAGTTTTACTTTCATTTAAAATGAGAAACTTACTTAAAGGAGTTGGTCAAATAGTAGAATGGTCAGTTAGAGACGAAAGCCTTCACTCCGAAGCTGGTTGCTGGTTATTCAGAACGTTAATGAAAGAAAATCCTGAGTTTAAGACCGATAAATTAGTTAAAGAGATTGAAGAATCTGCCCGTTTAGCTTTAGAGTTAGAGTTTAACTTTATTGATAAAATATTTGAAATGGGTGATTTAGAGAATTTAACTAAGGATGAGCTAAAGAACTTTATTAGACATAGAGTCAATACTAAAATGGCTGATCTTGGTTTAGAACCTATTATACCTTCATCTGAAATAGATAAAGGAGCGTTAAAAACTATGAAATGGTTTGATGCTGTAATTGCAGGTAAACAACAAACTGATTTCTTTGCAAACAGAGTTACTAACTACGCTAAAGGTCATATGGATTGGTCTGCAGCATTTTAATAAAAGTATATGAAAAATTGGACTCCCTTTTTAATATTTAGTGATAAATTTTTAGACTCTATATCTTGGTTTATGAAAATAGGAGGTATAGCTATATTCCCAGTTATCATATTGAGAGAAAAATATAACTTAAAAAGTCCGTATTGGAAGAAAAAAGGTAATATTTTAATTAATCACGAGAGAATACATTTCCAACAAGCATTGGAATTACTAGTTATACCGTTTTACCTATTGTACTTAGTAGAGTGGGTTATAAAGCTACCTTTTTACGGTAAGCAAGCATATTATAATATCTCTTTTGAAAGAGAGGCTTATTCAAATGAATTAAATTTACAATATTTAGGTAAAAGAAAGAGGTATAACTGGATAAAATTAATATTTTAAATGACATTAGTAGTAGATACAAAAGACTGGGTAAAAGGTAAAGATTACCCTGAATGGATGAACGAGGTATCAGTAGCAACAATTTCAAAAGGCTACTTACTCGCCGGTGAAACACCAAGAACAGCATATAGACGTGTCGCTGACACGATTGCTAAAAGATTAGACCGACCTGATTTAGCGAATAAGTTTTTTCGTTATATGTGGAAGGGTTGGTTGAACTTAGCCTCACCTGTACTATCAAATACAGGTACCGATAGAGGATTACCAATCTCATGTTTCGGAATCGATACCCCCGACAGTATACGAGGAATTGGATTAACCAATGCTGAGCTCATGAGATTGACCTCTTTAGGAGGAGGCGTAGGAATCGGTTTATCTAAAATCAGAGGTAGAGGACAAAAGATCGGAACCGGCGATATGGGTAACTCTGAAGGAGTAGTACCATGGGCTAAAATTTACGACTCTACTATTATTGCTACAAACCAAGGAGCAGTCCGAAGAGGAGCAGCTTCTGTTAATTTAAATATTAATCACCCAGATATAGAAGAATACTTAGAGATACGTAGGCCTAAAGGAGACCCAAATAGACAGTGTCTTAACCTACATCAATGCGTTGTAGTGGATGATACCTTTATGCAAAAACTAGAGCATAGAGACGGTGAGGCAATGGGATTATGGATTAAAATACTAAAATCAAGAGTAGAGACCGGAGAACCTTATATTATGTTCAAGGATACTGTTAATAACAATAATCCAG